GATTGATTGGGGCTTGCTCTTTGGCCACCACGGGGAAGTGCTCATAAGCTGGTTCAATTCTCTCTTGAACGTGTAATAGGGAATAAATAGAATGAGCCCGCAAAGCATCGTCATCCGTAAACGGATCATCTGCGCGCCCATAAGCAATACGGGCCTCTCTTACCGCATTCATTGAAATCGCTCTAAGGCGTGAGTCCCTGTCAAAACCATCAATCATTGACTTTTCTCCTATGCGCAACTTTAATATGAGTTTTTACCGCAGGGCCGTTGCGTCTAACCTTGGGTGTTCCCCGCCACCATCGGCGGACTGTGGGCCGAACTTCAGCAACAAAGGCCGCTGAGCCTATCCCAATTACGAATAATCCGAGGTATACTAAAGACACGGTTAGTGATCCGTGACTTCCTCTACTTCTAATACATCGGATTCATAAACTTCTTCTGTATCAATATCTGCGATTTCGCCTTCGTACATTTTATCTACGGCTTCGGTCTCAGACTCCGCTTGTACTTTCCATTTAATAGTCTGCCGAGTTAACTGGCTTTCATGAACAATAAATGTTCTCATTACTCTTTACCTTTCCAAAATTTGTATGACTCTACCATTTCGTGATCAGCTAAAGCTTCATAAGCTGCGTCTTCTAACGTTTTAAAAGGCCCAACTTTTATGCCCTGTTTAAAATACCAGTGATTACCATCCTTATCGCAACTTATAGGGTAGCCTAATTTTTCAGCTTCTAAAATTGGGGCTGCATCTGTCATGATATACCTCCTGCCCGAGCATTATAGTTGACTTTAATTAAAAAGTAAAGTCCACTTATAACTCATCCAGCGCCTTCAAAGCCTGAGCCAGCTTTTCTTTCCATTTGTCTATCGCCGCCCTGCCGCCCTTTAATTTCTTAAGCGTTAAGCACAAACATATCTCTCCGGCGACTTCTCCTAAAAGCTTATGTAACAATTCCAATTTCTTTTCCACGCATCACCTTATGTAATCGAGCCGGATAATAACATAAATTGTGGTGTTTAGCGCAATACGAACTGCCTGATTTTTTAGCTTCCCCACAAAAATAAAAACTTTTCTCCTGCGGATGACCGCCCATAGGATAACGGCAGCTATCATAAGTTAAATCTTCTACCGCTTTAACTGCGCCACACTCAATATTCTTTTTTACAGGTGCAGCCGTCTTCGTTTTTGGGACTAATTTTATTCTCTCTACTTGTGTCACTGCAAGCTTTAATCGGCTGGCTCTTCCTATAACCGCGTTACGGCTCACGCCAATGACCTTACCTATCGCTGAAGCCGAGTAGCCCTCGTTACGCAATTTAGCTAACACGGCATCATCTTCAGGTGTCCACTTATGAATTGACCTCATTTTTTACTTCCTCCCATGATCTACCCTTCATACTATCTCCCCAAGATAAACCATATTCAACGTCGCATTTATTTGGAATAGTTAGTTCCACAGCATTTTCCATTATTTCTTTCACCCGTAAGGCATCTTCTTCTTTAGAAAATGAAAAATCTAATTCGTCATGAACCTGAAGCAGCGGAACATACCCAGCCAACCAACAATTTCTCATTGCTATCTTAGTCTGTCGAGCTGAAGATCCTTGTATCAAACGGTTCATACTCTTCTGCGTGTAAGCGCGTCTCAAAGAATGTTTATACCAAGGGTCGCTCGGATCTTGAACTTTAGCAATAGCTGTTTCCCGATCAGTTGGAAGTCCTTTTGCGTCCCAAATCGCGCTTTCCCATAAAGGAAAATGACAAAGAGCCCCATCAATTAATCTTATTGTTCCTGTTTTCGCAGCCCTATCCTGACATAATCTATTCAAATCTTTTACAAAAGGCATCATGCGATCGTATTGATCCATCGCTTCCCGTGCTTCATCTTCACTCATTCCAGTCATGCTTGCAAATTGTTTTATGCCTGCGCCATAGGCTTTTGCAAACGATACGTCTTTAGCACGCTTTCTTGGCAATCCGGTTAAATCTGCGACTAACGTGTGAAAATCTGTATTTGGGTCTTCACGGTATTTGTCACCGGCCTCTTTAGCTTTAGATAAATTCATTACTTCTGCATAATGAACTATACCTCTTAGTTCCTGTTGGCTAAAGTCTATGGCTGCCCAAATTTCATTAACTTCTGGTAAAAATAACCCCCGAAACATCGGCCCAAAAACCGGGTCTTTTGACGGGGCCTGCTGCAAAGGCGGGTTTGAATAACTAAACCTATGAGAGCGTGTGCCGCCGCCCTCCGAGCGAAACTGATTTATCGAAGCATGCAAGCGCCCCTTATGCGCGAAATCTAAAATATAATTGCGTAAAAACTTATTGGCCATATCATCCAACATCTTCGCCCGCGTAATCAACTTAGGCAACCAATGCTCTGATGCTTTCATCCAATTTGCTAAAAAAGAGGCATTCCCCTTTTCAGTCCTTGGATATTTTATCCCCTCCGCATCAAATACCCGCTTTAGCCACTGCGGTGACCGTATAGCCTCTATATCTGTTGTGTGAGCTAATTTATCGCTTATTTCTTTTAATACTTCGTCACGTTGCGCAATAACGCCCACCGCTTGCCGCTCCGTCAACTCCAAATCAACTCTAACGCCCCTGCGGCGCATTTCTAAAATCACCGGTATCAAATCAGCCTCAAGCTGATACGCCTTCTCTGTGCCCTCCTCTTTTATCTTTCCCATTAAAACATTATACAATCTAAGTGTGGCTCTTGCGTCCTGCTCTGCGTAAGGCCCAACATATTTAGCCGGTAGCCGCCACATATTCTCTTTGACGCTATTAAACCCAAATGCTGCTGCGGCCTCAGTCAATAACGTCTCGTCTTTACCTATTCCGCAATAATCTTTAGCTAAATTATCTAAAGAATAACTAAAACGGTTCTCGTCAATAATCGCCGCCATTGCGGCAGTATCGCCTAATTGCTTCGGTACACCACAATTTAAAAAACCTAGATCATACGTCGCATTATGAAAAACAAACCGCGTATGATCCTGACGAAAAAGAGCTTTCATATAATCGCGCAGTTCAAAATTATGCGAATCCGCATGACGCCAAGGAAGATAAACTGCTTTATCTTCCCAGGCTAACGAAACCCCCGCCACATGACCCAGGCCCATCGCCCAGCCGGGGCCTAACCCTTTTGATAAACCCTCATCCCGCGTTTCCGTATCAACAGCAATTAAAGGAATGCCCGACAGATCTGGCAACTCCTTTGGTGCGCTCCACTCACTAGTTGGCGTAAACAACGGGAGCTGACTCATTTTTTAATTTCTCGTTCTACCAACTGCGCGTAGCCTTGTATATCATGCCACGAGTCAACATGATTAATATCGCCTGTGCAAATCCGCCCAATCTTTAGAGCGATCAAGTACAAAGCCACGCGATGAGTATCAGGAAGACGTTCCCAATTAGTAGAGTCCCTAATGACAGCAATGATTCCCTCAACAACGTTGGCTTGCGTCGCATAATCACCGTAAACCGAGCCTCTTGTTTCTAATGTTTCGTTTATACTCATCGTTCAAACTCCACTCGAGCTTTACAATATTTGTGATACGCTGTTGTCAACTCATTACACTCAAACTCTACGTCTCGTATCCTTGGCGCAAGACGATAATAAACAACCTTGGCATATTTATTTCCAAGATTCATTTCATACATCGCATACTCAGCCATCTCAATCAACTCACACGCTTTGAATATCTTTTTCTCGTCTTCTGATAAACAGGGTAGATCAGGAATATTCCAGTGCTTCTGAATTTCAGCATAAGCAATATTCTCTGATTCGTCCATTAACTTCTTAATTCGTGCGTCACCTAACTTTAACGTGTATGGCGCATCGCCTGTAACGCCCTCAGCAATATCATGATAGATTGCATATATTAAAACGTGTTTGGGAATGTCCGGCCAAATCGTCGTTAATATTCTAAGCACTTGCCATGTGTGCTCGCCTACCGTTTGACGGCTTACGTGCGTTTGTGCGTGATAACGCTCAATTAATCCTGCCCGGCGCGGATCAAACGTTTGTAAATTATTTTCCATTTTTAAACCGCCTCTTCAGCCACTCCCTGCAGAATTCTCTCCAAGACGCATCGGCTACGGTATCCACTACCGCTAATGCTTTATCTATGTGATTTTGTTTATAATGATAATACCCAACGCAAACCCTAAACACTACATCAGATAAAAATGAATTCTTCATCTGAGGAATTTCAAAAGGGCCGCTATCATGAAGCTTATCTATATGTGACATTACTTGCTGAAGCTCTTTCTCCCAGCTTAAAGTATTCTCAACAATTCGAATATACGCCTTGGGAGGATACATGCTCTTAGTTAACTCGCCGCGCCGCGCTAAAACCTCCGCGTCGCTTACATAAAAATGAGCGTCATTAGAAACTACCCAATACTTACCCACGGGTATGCCTAACTGATCCGCCACTACACGCTGAAGCATAGAGAATTGAACGGGGTTATAGGCCAGCATGCCGTTCCAAATGTCATTCGAGCGATTAGTAATTAAAATATCTAAATTCTCATTACGAATGCGAAACATAACCGCCGTATTACACGGCCTGTCATTCGCCGCTATCATTAAGTCCCTAGGTTCCCACATCTGTAATACCGCTTGACGCGTATTAGGGTCAGATCTCAGCTTTTCAACTATCGCCGTTAATTGATCAAATCCAAAATGCGAACGCCACCGCTTACCATAACTGCCGAGTAGAATGCCGTTGTCTGAATAACGCTCACCAAACGTCTTTACATACTTGTCTAAAAACGCTGTGTCTTCGCGCCCCGCCAATAACCAAAAAGCTTCAGCTAATGCAAAAAATGGATTAGCATCTCTAACAGGGTCCGTTACAAAACATTCTTTAGGGTGCGTAAACATAACCATCAACGGGGCATCAAAAGTATAGGCGGGACCATTCCGCGTTTCAATAATACGGCCATCCTCTAATAACCGCCGCGCTGCTATTCTTAATCCCTCAGAGGAATTCCTTGCCGTTATTGTGTGCATGAAAGCTTCTCTTTAATTAATGTTAAAGCATCATCATAAGATATGTGGTGAATGTCTACACCTGCCGCTTCTAACTTCTTTATTTGCTTCTGCTCATACTCATAACGTTTAATAGTGTTAGCGGGGTTGACTTCTTTATCATTGCCCTTCGCCTCTCGCCGCTTGCCTATATTTGAAATGCAAGTTTCAATCGGTGTATTCAAACTAATGGCTAAATAATTTTGCTTTTTAACTTCCTCAGATAAAGCCGCTGCCCGCTTAGTGTCACTACATAATAACATACCTTCAAATAAAACGTCATAGCCCGCATCATGCGCTTCTTTTACCATGCCGAATATTTGATCCAACGTCTTTACCGTGTCTGATCCCCCGCATGCTGTTTCATAGTGTCCTACTACAAATAAAGGAGCAGCCCCCTGCTTCTTTAATAAATAGCTCAAAGGTTGCTTTCTTTTAGGAACAAAATTAGGTTGCTTCTCCTCATAACGAGACATAACCGCTTTAGTCAAAGTTGATTTGCCCGAGCCACTCGTGCCCCGTATTTGAATTATCATTCGTCACATCCTTCATGAACATAAGTTGTCCTTGCTCCCGGCTCAGGAGCAAAAGCAATTATTATATCCCCTTCTTCAATTTGCTTTTCGCATATAGGACACTTCCACTTATAACTGCCCTTGCTTCTAAATTTCGTTCCTGGATCTACTCTGTCGGGGAACATTAAATGATTGCGGATAGTTCTTTTTAATTTTAAAATTAATCTGTCTACGCTTTCCTCATTCATAGAAAATACTCTCCTCTATACGGAAAGCCTCTTTCTGGGAACACTGCTGCGCGCTGCTTGATCGTTAACCCGTCTGGATCTACCTCTTGCCTTAACCATTTAGGCAACGCGCCTCTTATTTCCCACAACAACTTAGAATTTTTATCCCGGCCTACTGCGTTCTCATACCACATTAACCGCTCATACGCCATATCCGCATATACCCCCGGATACCGGCGCCCGAAGAAGTGATTTTTATATGTGCAACATTGAGACTCTAAAGTAAAATACCCTGCGTCCTTATGCGGCAAACACGTTTCTAAGTAGGCATCTGCTGCTTGCTTTAACTCTTCACAAAGGCCCTTGAAGTCCTCGTACTTCCCAGCAAACCCGTTCGGCATCCGCTTATCATGAACAAAATTGTCTTTCCCGAGGAGTAAGAGCATACCGTTACGATGTGAGCGTGAGCCGGAGAGGTCATTAAACAAAAGGTCCGTACATTCCGCGCCATAGCCCATTACCTTTACATATTCTAAATAACTAAACGTTGATAAACGTCCAAAAGATGCATAGTGATCCCGCACAAAATTCCACAGTTCATCATACGATTTATTCGTTAACATCGCCTCTTGAGAGCCGCACATTTTTATGCATTCAATATAATTTCCTATTGCGTAAACTGTGTCTTTCTTCTGATAGCGCCTGTCAGTGTCAAACTGTAGGGTGTCCCAAACTTCATTAAACCACCGGCCAAATTCATCTAATTGCGCTGCGCTGCGCGGCGGCTCAGGTAGGTGCTCATATATTCTTAAAGAGGTCAAAGGGTTCTGCGTCATACCATTAAGAAATGCAAACCAAAGGGACTCTTCCGCGCCCCAATTAAAATGCTGCTTTAACGCTGGGAAATATTTATAAATAAGTCCTGGCATAATTCCCTCAACTAAATTTAGGGAATATAACTTATCAAAATATTCTCCACGATTTTCAAGCAAACGATAATCTTTCATTAAACCCTCACCAAAAAACAAATATCAATTAAACGTTGACTTAGTCTGACCGCTACTTTTTTTATTTATTGATTATTTTAGCTCCCAAAAAAGAAGTGAACGGTTCCGTCTTTGCTATCCTTGCGAACACATTCTAAGAAGTGATGATCAACGCTGCGGCCACTAAGAAAAGCCTCATTGGCTAATTTAAATACCTCTTCCCATGTGGGGTCAGTAAGGCTAACGTGCATATGCCTATTGCCGCCGTAATGCGTCCCTACCGGCCATTCGAAATCACAGGTTCCTTCTAAAGCCGTGCGTTTTAACGCAGCATTCAGATCACTCCTAAGCGTTAGGCCATCGAGGAATTCGCTAACGCAAATAGACATAGACATTTTGTATGTCTTTGTATGATCTGGATAGCAATCGTCTGGGTTGTCAATTTTTGGATAAGAGTAACGAATCGGCCTAAGCTTTAATATCTTTAAAACCCTTCTGCTAATAGCATGCTCCTCTTCCAGACGGGCGTCTTCTTCATCAGTTAACATTGTTAATTCTCCTTATGCCACCGGCCAAAAATAAGAAAGATGATCAGGCTCGCCCCAAGCATAACGACCATAAAACTCAGGATCTTTCCTTTTCAAGTTCGCCCGGTGACTGGCGTGTAACCGTTCATCGCCGAGCCACGTTGGCTTGGTGTCTTTGAACGGTAGCGTCATCAAAATATCAACTATCTTCTCGCGGCACGTGTCCTTAAAACCGCGCCCCGTCCACTCGTCGCAGATTTCAATCGCATATTCAGCTAATGTGTGTTCATAGCCCCGCCACATTTTAGTTGCAGGGTGATTTTGCCAACCGTAAGTTGGGTTGGTCAATGCCTTCAAAATTTTAAGACACTCAACGCGCTGCTTACCTAAACGCTTATTGTCCAGGTAATATGCGCTCTTGACAAAACTTTCATCGGGAAGAAAAGTTTGCATTATTTTTTCTCCTGAGTTGGTTGTGCTAACGTTTGCTTAACGAGCGCGACAGCTTCAGCTTGAAGACGTAACGTCTCAAGGCGCAACTCCTCCGCCTTGCCAGAAGCGAGGTAACGGCGGCGGCCAGGAGCCGAAGGGAAATGAACAATTTTGCTAGACATTTAAACCTCCGCATTAAGTAGAGTCAAAGAAGTTTAACTCACGCAACATATATAGCGGACTTTTATTTAAAAGTAAAGTCCACTTAATCCTCTACAATCCACCACTGTTCTTTTTCAAAGATTTCTTTAGTGGTCGTGCCCGTATCCCAGTCTACGCATGTGCGTACGTCTTTAGCGTCATTAAACCGACATACCTGGCGTTTAATTAGCTTATCGTCCAAGTCATATACGTCTATGGCCAGCGTTAGCTTTTTAGCTTTATCAAAGTAGTAAATTGCTAATGTGCAGGTTTTGGTTGTCTTAGAGCAAACCCTATCCTGCTTGGCTTTACCTAGCTGGGCTTGAGACTGATAATAAGCCCACTTGGTGTATTTTTGCCATGCGGTATCACGTTCAGAAGCGTATGAGGTTGTTGCGGTTAAGGCACAAAGGGCTGCAATTATTGTGCGTTTCATGTGTCTAATCCTTCAGGTTAAGGGGTGAGCCCCTGTGGCCCACCCTCTTCTTATACTTTAGTTCGCTTTAAAAGTAAAGTCCCCTTTATACGATTTTGAAAGAATCTTCATTTTCTTTTATAGTAAACGCTTTAACCGCGCAATTATTCTGCCCCGGCAGCGCTGCAAAATACATCGCGTTGGTCCCTCTAATCGCCGCTCTAGCAATTGAATACCCAAAATTGCTATAAAGCCAGCTGCTTACTCCTGAGATATACTCCTCGCGGTTCTCTACCTTTTCTAGGCCCAGCTCTGCCGCGTAGCGTTTGCCATGAATCGTGTAAGGATAAGCACAAGATGTATCTGTCCAAACGAGTAGCTTAGGTTGGCTGCTAAATCCCGACTTCAACCCAGACCACTTTTTGTTTAAGTGGAGGATGCTTGACGCAGGGAAATCATAAAACTTCAAATCGCTACTATTCGCTTCGCCCATCGTTTTACGAGCATCTTCCTTCCGAACGAGAGTCGGCGTATTCCAGTCAACCGAATTCAACTGAGCAACACAACCGTCATGGCTGTCAGATAAAACTTGAGAAGTTATTTTGAACTTATTATTTAGAATACACGTCACGATACCCACGCCCGCAAAATATTCTCTTGATGTATATTCTAAATCAGGATTTAGAATATCAAGCAGCCAATCTGTCGCAGCAGCCTTAGCCGCCACTAGCCCAGGTTTTTCTGCGACGAAATGAGCATAACTCTGTTTATACGTTGAAACGTCGTCCTCGGCCTTCAAATCAAAATTTAACGGTAGCTCATACTTGTTGCACAAAATTGCCTTTGTCATACCAAATCTCCTTATTATGGCTTTTTTGGTATAGTTGGCTTTTAAAGCTAAGTAAATAGACTAGCCCTGCAAAATCGACAATACTTTATCCGGGGCCTCATCACGAGTGCATATATACTTCTTGCCCCCTACCTCATAAATCTTAGTAGCATAATTCCTTGCCCGCGTAACATTGGACTCTATATCCTTGGGGCTCTTTAACTCCCGCTTATTGCCCGCCGCCTCCCGCCGCGCCTGCAAACTTAACATTACCTCATCTAACGGCGTAGATAACAAAAACACGTGCATTGAATGCGTCTTATTCTCTAACTCAATACCCCGCGTGTGGTTCATTGCCCTTATGCCCTCAAACAACACGGAGTACCCCTGAGCCCACAAGTCATAAACTAAATCATAAAAAGCCTCCGTCGCCCCGCCATATGCATCAACGCCCCCCGTAGGCAAATCCTCAGCGTAAGGACCAATAACCCTTACTACTCCTTCAACTGAAGGAAAAGTAAGGTCATACCCCACAGGACGCTTCCGCCCCTCTTCATGAATTGCGGTGCTGCTAGTCGCCCTTGCAATGACCCTTCGCATGGCTGTCGTTTTACCGCTAGCATTCGTGCCCGCAATCTGTATGATCTTAGCCATGCTTATACTTCCTTTTAGGATTTATAATGCCCTGCTTCGCCTTGTAATATTTGCTGAATTCACAGAGTTGATTCTGCGTGTCTTGCGCATGAAAAGGCTCGTAATCCCAGCGCGAGTTAATAAATTTTTGAAGTTTGTTAACTTCCGATCGAAACTCATCACCCTTCCAAGGTGCCTTCAACGGACGCCCCACTAACGCATTCAAGCCCTGCATGCTGCCCGGCCCCGGCGAACACCACGTAAACCAATCCGGCGCAGACCGTAATGGCTCTGCGTATTTTAAATCTGCGATAATCTGCGCGGCTAAAAATGGGCCATACCCGTGATGATTTAAAAGAATACGATGATAATCAGCCAAGGACATACCTAACTTCGGCCGCAACTCCTCCCGCTTCTCCCACGCAGGATTAAACTGATGCTCTATCTGATACGTGGCCTTGACCTGGCCCTCCGTGCGTCCCGCCCGTATCATATACGCTGGACCATATACCCGCTCGCCCCCCGCCACTCGTCCCTTCATAATCGCCAGAAAAAGATCAGGATTCCAAGGTACGGGATAACCTAATTCTTCCAGAGTATCTGGAAGATTTACGTTACGCGCAATCGTCATGGCAAACCATAAATCCGGGTCTGACTGATTCGGCGTGCGCCAGTTTTTCGCTATCCACTGCGTTGTTTTATCCAACTCACGATACATATTACAAAAAGAATATGACCGCAAAATAGGATCGTCTGTCCAAGGTTGAGCGTGGCCCGCTGCGCGGCGTAAATAAATGTTGTGGCGCTCGCTCACGAATTCAGCAAACTCAGTGATCATCTTTTGCTTTTCCTTAATTCAAAACCTTTCGGCGTTACTTCTGTGCTTAAAATACAATCTAACATATCTTTAGTAGAACTAAACTCTGGAACGCTGTCTGTAATATACTTTCCGCACTCACGCTCTAACCATCCCTTAGCAACTGCTTCAGATTTTGAGCCCCTTAAAATAACAAGTGTTTTACATAACCAACCAAAATCTGCCCTCTGCAAATTTTTAGGGTTTACAAAAACATTAAAACGTATTTCACCAAAACCTATGTCTCGCGCGTCTGCAATACACATTTTTCCAAATGCCTGAAATGCATATGTTACGTGCTTCTCTGTGTGTAATACACTATTCAAATCATCCTCTTCCTGATTTAAATTAAATAACTTCTTCTCTAAAGCCGCGTTCACCGCCGCCGCTAAAAGTTTTCTTCTTGCGAGTTCGCGTTTTGTCATTTTAAACTGTCCTCCTAAATAGGGTAATCGTCGTCCGGATTTCTAAAATTTGCCTCCGTCGTCAATCGCTTCTCGTTCGCCAACTCTAAAGCTAACTGGCTTGGTGACTTCGTCGGGGGCTCAACGTCAGCCCATCCCTTCGGCCAATCCTCCGGTGGTGTCCAAGGGAACTTCCCCTGCTGCTTCGTGCTGCTCCTTTTCCACTTCAAATAACGCAACGTATTGTCTAATCGCTTATAATGCGATCGGTTCAACTGACCCGTCGGCAAATTCAAAACTGACGAAGCAATATCGCCCGGTGTAATTTTAAACTTTGCGCTTAACTTTCCCTCGTTCTCCTTCTTCCACTCCTCAAAACGGTGAACCAAATAATACGCAACCGCGTCCGTCCAAATATCCGTCTCTTGACGTGCCTCCTGCTGCGGTGCAAAATACTTTCTGTCCTCCTCCGGCGTCGGCCACCACCGCTCGCCAGCCTTATACTGAACCACCGCTTCCGCAATCAATTGATCACGGTCGCGCTCTACCCCAACCAAATCAACCGTTCCGCACATTACCGGCCAGAAACGACGATTGCCCGTCGGATCACGCAAATATGCGGCCTCGTTCGTCGTACCAACAAATACGCAACGTCGCGGCTCCTTAACGTTTAACCTTCCCCACGGCGGACGATAATCCTCAGTCTTTCTCGCAATAAATGTCTTTATGTATTCCGTAGATGCTGAACTCAATGCGCTCAACTCAGCAATCTCAACAATCCAACGTCCACGCAAAAATTGCGAAGCGTCCTTAGTCTGAGCGTTAGGTAAACTATCCGCAAACCACTCGCCGCCTAACTTCTCCAATGACGAAGACTTCGCGTCGCCCTGCGCTCCCTCTAAAACCATCATGTAATCGCACTTACAACCCGGTTCGTAAATACGCGCAACTGCAGCTCTTAAAAACATCTGACCCATCATCCGCGTATACTCGCTGTCCTCCGAACCTAAATACGTATGTAGCCACGTCGGAAGACGTGCTATCCCGTCCCAAACTAAACTCTCTAAAAAATCTCGTCCCGAATCATACGCGTTGTCTAATGCGTATGCCTTCAATGCCTCGAAAACAGCCGAAGACGTAACGTTAGGCATACCATTACTTTGTAACCAAATCGTGATCTTCGTAACGTCCTCGTCCTTCAAAGGTCGACGATCCTCAATAATTATCCCCGGTAAACTGCGCTGAATAATAATGTCGCACAACATCAAATCCGCCGCTACGCAACCCTTCAATTCCTTAGAGTGAACTAAAGCTGCGTTGACCGACGCAATATTGCAAACAATAACGTCCTTGTTCTTTACAGCATGAAACTTCCAATCCGTCTCATAATTCTCGATGAACGTCGTCTCGAAAACCTCGCGTAACCGCTCCTCGCCGAACTTTAAAGCGTAATCGTTCCAATCGTTGTACTGCTTTTTGTCTGAATAAATTGCGCGGTCGAACGGGGGTAATGATAACTTTGCCCCAGCTGCCTTTGCTGCTGCTCTGGCAGCCATAATTCCTGTCTTGCTCTCGTCGTCGTCGACTGCGACAATAATATCCGCCAAAGGATACTTCTTGCGAAGATCCGCCACTACGTTCATCAAATTCGAGGCAGTGAACGCGATTACAGTCGGTATTTCTAAACTGTTGTATAATGACGCGCCCGTCGCCAACCCCTCCGCCACAATAACGCAGTCAATAATGTCGCCCATATAAAAACGACCGCCCCTTGCCAATCCGCCCTTGGCCAACTGCTTTACAGGCGTTCGTGTAACGTCAATACGCTGTAAAGTTGCTAACTCGCCCGCGCTGTTGTATACCGGGACCAAAAGATTCTGTCCGTCGCGACGAAGTCCAACTACGCGGATACCCTTCGTTAACAAATACGGGTGGTCCTCGTAATCCTCTCTGGCTTTTTGAAACTCCTCCCTGTAACGCTCCGCCGCTGCCGCGTAATCAGCGTCGCGCTTCGCGTCTAAATCGCGCTTAATGCGCTCGCGTTCCTTCCTTTCCTCCGGGGTGGGGCGCTTACTTGACCACCAAAAATGGTTTAATGGCTGACCTACAACTGACGTTCGCCAATCGCCGAAAACACCATACCAACCGTGAAAAAGATAATAACCGCCGCCGTCGTTCGGGTTACGCGGGTCCGTAGAAAAATGCTGCCACGTCGTTCCGCCTTCTATGATCTCCTTCGGGGCAAACCCCGTTACTTTTCTGATTTGTTCCTTAAAGAGTTCGTGATTAGGCGTTTCGCTAGCAACCTTGAGCGT